CACCGGGCGTATCGATTACATCGAGAACGGTCTGCAACTTAGACTCTTGAATACCAGAAGCAGTTCCAATATCAATTAGGTTGGAACCAATCTCATTGGATACACGAGTTGCTTGTGGCGAATCTCCGGCCTTGATAAGACCTGTCCACTTGATAAGGCGTGGCTTCTGCTTTGCTGCTACACGAACTACAGCATCTATTCCATTACGAACACCTTGAGTAGCTGCACGATCACCCTTCTTAAGGGCTGCTTCTTCAAGTGTGTGAATAAGTCCAGGAGCCAACTGCTCTTGCTGAACAAGTGTTTCTCCTGCACGAACTACTTCATCGAAACCTTTTGCATCGAGGATGCTTTGAACTTCTGCTGCACGACCAGCAGTATTGAGTTCAATACGGTGAGCCATAAGGTCTTCAGCCTTACGAGCCTGTCCAACGAGTTGACCCTTTGTTTCAGTTGCAGACTTAAGTCCTGCAATTAAAGTGTCACGCTGTTGACGGAGTTGTCCGTATTCTGCATCTAATAAATCTGCTTCAGACTTTGCTTTGTAATAAGTCTGGTATGTGTTATCTACCTTTTCGGCGATAGTGTTGAGATCATCTTGGTGTTTGATGATGTCTGCTTCAAGCATATTGATGTCGCCTGATGCTGCTCTTGCTTCTGCACGAACCTTCGAAACATCACCCATGACATCTTCGACATCACGAGCTACAGCCTTGATCGGTGCTGCCTTCGCTTCTGCTGCACGAGCTGCGGCCTTTGGCCCAACACGAAGTGTTACGCCAACCTTTCCAGCTTCTTTACCGATCTTAAGTAAACCTACACCGGGAACATAAGTGAGTGGGTCTGCTGCAAGATTAAGAACGAATCCTGAAATGGCTTGGAATGTACGAGCTGCTTTAGTCTCTGGGTTATCGAATAGTGCTTGTGTAAGTCCACTTGAATAAGTCCAAGGAACTCCACCCTTCATCGTAGGGCCAGCAGCAATCTTTGCATTAAGTAATGCTTTACCTACCGCAGAGTTTTGATCTGCACCAAGAAAACCAGTACCTACATCAATCTTGCCTGTTTTGAAAAGGTTGATAAGAGCTTGTCCTGTTTGAGTCTCATCAAGAACATTCATGCCACCCTTGCCAGATACACCGTTACGAACGGTGGCTTCTAGCATTTCAAATGGTGTTGATAAAAGCATGAAAGCAGTACGAGTAAGTGGTGCTAAGAAGTCAGCAGGTGAACCCTTCTTTGCAGAGTTCTGCTCTTTTAACTTAGCAGCAGCAGCAATGGCTGCATTACGCTGTGCATCAATCAATGCTGATCCATCAAGTGTGGTCATTGCATTGGCAGTATTGCCACCAATAACAGCACCAGACTTTGTAAGACCCATGACTGTGCCAACAGATGCAGCAGGATAGGCCTTAGCCATAGCAGCTAACTGCTTGGCAAAATCAGGACTTAAATACTTAGATTGCTGGGCCTGTATGTATGAATCGTAAGCTGCTGTTCCCTCTTGAGGGATTGAACTTAGCGATGCACCGAGACTACCAGCACCAAATGTGCCTCCGGTTTTTCCTGCCATTAACGCTTCTCATAATCTAATCTTTGACCTAATCGAACCAAATCTGGATCTGGATATAGGGCAATAAGTTGACGGACTAGCGTGGCAGTTTCATCGGGTGCAGATGGTGGAATAGGTAATACTTCATTACCCGGGCCAGCACCAAAACCTGCACCGAATGTAATCTCTTGATCTACATTTGGATTAGGTGTTGCAAAGTTTCTGCTTGGCATAGCAGGTGCTGAGATCATAGGGCCCATTCCCCCACCCATTGCACCTGTTTCAGTTGCTGCTAATGGAACTCCGGGAGCAGTTTGTAGTTGTGTGAGTTCTTGATTCTCACCGTATGCTCCACCGGTAATGGATTGTGCTGCTTGCCTACCAATGTATGGGCCTTCAGCCATCTTTAGCCTCCATTTTTTCAATGTCTTTGGTCATCTTCTCCCACATATACTGTTTCTTTGCTTCGTTAACAGAATGTGAATGTATAACTTTTGTTATCAATGAGAAGAAATCTGCGAATGAATAACTTATTTTGTATAGTAAATCTGCTACTGCGTAAACAAAATCTATTTTCTTTGCAGGGCGAGCCAATACAAACATATCATCGAGTTCATCGAAGTTATCTTCTGACATTGGCTCACCCTTCCAAGAATTTACTTAGCTTTCTTTCCTGATGCTGATGCTGGCTTTCCTGTTTCGCCAAGCTTCTGCATTCCTGCTTTGCCTGATGCAGACTTCTTACCCATGATTGGGCCAAGAACTAGAGCCTTAGCTACTGCACCCTTTTTTACTCCGAACATATTGCACCTCCAGATGCGTGTTAAGCCGCCCCAGTTAGGGAAGCTAAAAGATCTGCCATCGGTGGGGTTCCACCTTGTGCTAGATCAGTTCTACGAGAATACTGGCCGGGGCCAGATACCATTTGGGAACCGGCAGCCGGGGCCGCTCCCGGAACCCCCATAGGGGGTTGCGAAGCACCGGGGGCCATCGCAGTCGCTGCCGGTTGTTCTACTGGAGCAAACGCTTTAGCAACGATTGACTCCAATGCTTGACCTTTTGCTCGACCTTCAATGATGTCGGCGAGCCTCTTAACAGCTTCTGTTGGATCCCCACCCTGAGTAGCAAGCATTGGGATTGCGTTTGCGTATTGTGCTACTGCGGTTCTTAATGAGTCACGAAGTTCTTCGATGTCAATTCGTTGTTCTTCTTGTGTGACATTGATTGAGAATGGAAGATTGCGGCGGAGGAAGTCACGAGAAATCAACTTATCTCCACGAAGTTGCAATCCAAAGATTGCGGCACGGTTAGGATCTAGTCCTGCCATGAGGCCATACTGGACATCTACTGTGTAATCACCATTGATGTCTCGTGATGGAATGTATTTTAATTCGTATGGTGTTCCGTCATCGGATCCACGAATCATCTTCTGAGTTGAACCGAAGACCTGCTCATCTACACAGAATGCAATACCAATAAGGTTTACAAAGAAGCGAGCAAAGACTGCCTGTGCTGCCTTAATCTGTGAATCAAAGCCACCCATAAGGGCTTGAACGCCACGACCTGTGACAATAGATGCATCGATCTGACCTGTTCGACCTTCCGGATAACGAGATCCCATACGGAGTTCTCGTTCAAGGTTCTGTGTTTCAGCAAAGACTCCGTTAGGAAGTTCGATTGGAACTCTACGGATTCTTTCAGGTGTGTTAGATCGAAGCAAAGCATCTGGCCCAAGGGTAAATTCTTGGACATCTGGTGGGATAGCGATAGGTGCATTGACTGACTTCTTCGCTGCTTCAAGCTGAAGGAGTGCAAATCGAGCCTTAGCCATCTGAACTGGTAGGACATCATCGAACTGACCACGAGTTTGACCATCAACTGTTGGTCGTTCTGCTACATCTACAAGGATTTTGCCTAGAAGATTAGGGGTATTAGATAGAACTAGGTTATCTAACTCAGGTAAAAAGATTAAATCTTGATACTTATCATGGTAGCGAACCATGGAAATCGTAGACTTCATACGATACTTGCTATTGATCTGAGCCTTATACTCTGGATACTGGGCAGATAGAGACTCTGAATCAGACATAATGATCTGAGCCATAGAGATTACTGAGCCAAAGCGATCCTTTTCAAAGTAAAGACCGAAAGGATTGAGCATACGAATGCGTGGATTGTTGGTATCAAAGTCAATCTCCACCATACCTGCTGCAAAGCCATAGGTGTAATACCAGTCTGCTGCCTGATACATCTGAAGTTGTAGATCAGACTTATTGGCATAGTGGTTGGCAATGCGTGTACGAATCTCAGCCTTTTTACGAGCTGCATCGGAAGTCATGTTGGATGAGGCACAGTTAATTGCTGGAAGAGGGGCAGTTACCTCGGCAAGGTCACGAGCTGCAATGTCAACCATGTTAGCGATGAGTGGCTTCGGATACTCATCTGAGAACTGACCGAAGAATACATCTTGCATACGACCTTGACGGACAGCAAGAACATCTGCCATACGGCGATCACGATCCATGTTGCGTGTTTTAAGGCGTTCAACCTTAGCTGCAACTTCTTGAACTGAAAGCATTTTTCTCCTTATGCCAAACGGCGATCTGCGGCCCACTCATCAAGGTTGATGACCTGTCGCTTTTCGGCATCTGCTCGGGTGAGGAATTCATTGTGTACGAACTTTCCGCCATACTCACCAAACTGGCAGATCTCTCTTGCTCTAATCTCACAGAACCAGAGGGCCATAACAAGGTCTGTCTTGTTCTTAGTCTCTGGCGACCATGTTACTAACTGGTCAATAAGTAATCGGATGCCTTCGTGTCGATCTGAAGGCAAGTGCATCAAGTTATCTCGATGGTGCTTACCATTGGATTCAACGCTTCCAAATAAGGAAGCCATTGCAGCGACACCAAATCCAACATCCCACTTATTTCTAGAAGTAGTGTGTTCCCGAAGAAGCACACCACGACTTGCTAACCATTGCCGTAAATTCTCATCCTGTGTCAGATAACCCTGAAAGGCGTTTCGTTCAACCATCCATTCGGATGGTTTGTACTTTTCCGTAAATGTAGTGATGAGATCACGGATGGCTTGCGGTGACGGTTTAGTTATAGTTGCAGCATCGAGGATATATCTTTTCTTTCTCCTACGATCTACAGCTACGACAACTGCCGCCGTATCACCAACGATTGCTGGGTCAAGCCCGGCAATGATGGTGAGACCTTCTACTGTCTCGGGGTGTCCGGGGTTGCCCGGAACGATTGGCCCGATCATTCTCATTCTGTCGATAGAACCTTTAACGCAAGTCATGTTGAAGGTTGAGTCCTCATCAACATCTGCTTGCTGGTAAACCATCGACCAAGTCTTTGGGTCTAATGCACTTCTACGCATGGATAGATACTTGCCATCCCAGCGTGGGTATAGACCGTCTTCGTCTGCCTCTTCATCGCTGCCTTGCCAAGGGCGGTCTGATTTAGGCCAGAGAGTTTTCCAGTCCTTCTGATCCTCAGCGAACTCTAGAACTGCTGGCATGGCCAGATATGTCCAAGGTGATTTACCTGTTGGGTATCGTTCACCGTTACGGAGTTCTCTATAGAGGTCAATGGAATCTACTCGAGTTCCAAGGACTAAAAGTTTGCCGGTAGGCCCGAGACGAGTTAGGACTTCCTGTTGAATCCATCGAATCTGTTTTTCGTATTCGTGGGAGTTCGACATAGTCACACAGTCGTCTAGGATAATCAGGTCTGCTCTCGCACCGTATACCTGTCCTCCGATACCGATTGCTTGAATCGTAGGATCCTTCTGGTCTGAGTCACGCAGTTCGTCTCCGAGGTAGACTTGCGTAGCCTGCCATGTGGCTGACTTAGATTTGAAGCCTGAGCCAGCAGCGTAAGCGAGTTGTAGCTTCTGCCATGATGGGTGAGTCAAACGCTGTTTAATAGCGTAGATAAATTCTGTTGCCTTCTGCTGTGACTTCGAGACAATCATAATACGGACATTGGGATCCATACAGATCCGATATACCGGATAGTCAATCGAGGTAGTCATCGACTTGGCGTGTTCAGGGGGCACATTCACCAGCACATACTGGGGGCGGCCTTGCTCAAATTGCATAGAGCTATGCATCCACTCAGGTTCATTACCTTCAAGAAGGTTGATGATATTCATCTGATGCGGAAAGGTGTCTGCTTCCAGATACTCCTTGCGGAAAGTACGGAAGTCCATCTCAAGGGATTCTTCAGACTGGATACGGCCATGCTTTGATCTAGCGGCACGAACCTTGTCTACTGTCTCCTTGAATTCTTTATCCGTGGAACGGTAGTAATCCCAAAGCTTTGCTGATCTGCCGACCTGCCTCATGGCATCTTCGACTGTGCAGCCTTCAGTAATCAACCGGATTACTTTTGCTTTGATCTTAGCGGTCTCTTCTTGCTTACTCATATCTCTCCTCGCCAGCTTCGCTGGCGTGGTCGCCAAAGATTTTTCATTGGGTTAAGGGGTTCTGAAAAAGAACAGACTACTGGGCATTTACTAGGTGTCCTTAGTTCGCCTTTGCTCGCTAGGGCTCGCTCCGGCTCCCTAAGAGCCGGGTAGTCGTCTAATTACTTTAGCAAGTAATTATCCTCCTACTATATATAAGCCGGGATAAATGGGTTTTATCCCACACTATGCCCTGTGATTTGTATCACATACTACCTATTGTGTGTAAAAGCCCTGTTCAAAGCCTATTTCGCAGCTTAGATCCTATCAAAAATTTTTATTTGGGTACATATATACAGGGGCCCCAGCCGTTTTAAGCACTCGGGTCAATTTAGCCCCCCTGCGTGTCTGACCCCCCTATGCCGATAACTAACATTATGTTAAGTGCTTTTAACGGCGTGTCGGGGAGACTCGAGGCAGGGCAGACCTCGGCTAACTAGGCCTCTTTAACTCTTGCCCTTGTTAGTAATCGCCTAAGACCTAGGGCATGGCAGGGCAGGGCATGAGAGGGGCAAGGCAGGGGGCAGGGGCAGGGAATCGGGCAGACCTTGGGGGTCTTTGGGGTCGAGGTCTTTGGGTCTCCTGGTCTCTCTCCTGGTCTTTGGGTCTTGGGGTCTTGCCGGACTTTCGCCACTTTACGAATCTTCTAAAGTCATTGAATTACGCCACTTTCAAGAGTCGAGGTGTCTCTCGTGATCCATAAGACTCGACCTCTCGAGGTGCTTGATTCTTTCGAGCTAAGGCCTCACAATTAAGCCGTGGGGGAATCTCTCCCTCACTCTTTACCTACAGAAAGAGAATCAACTCATGCAATTAGATACTCAATTACCTACTCACCTCGAGGCTATTACTTGCCTCGATTCTCTGGTCTCTCGCTTTCAAGATTCTGCACCACTTGAAGAGACTGTAATTAAGACCGCCACTCTTGGAATCGCTAAGAGTGTGCAAGTCCGAGATTATGCTCTCGGCTCTATCGGTCTCACTCTCGACCCTGCCGACTCTGTGACCTTTATTAAGGCTCTCGAGGTATTAGGCGAGGTCTCTCCTGCTCTCTTGGCGATTAAGTCGGCTTACCTTTACGAGAGTGATGACTCAATCGGGGCGAATCTTGCACTTAATAAGGCTCTCTCTCTCGACCCTGCTCACTCACTCTCTCTCTTGTTACGCCGTGTCTTCTCTGCCTCTTGGCCTATCGGCTCACTCAAGGCCATGCGTGAAGAGTTGCACCCTAAAGTGGTCGAGGGCTTGGTCTCTCTTGCGACTGTAAGAGTGGGAGAGGGGGAATAAATGAGAATCGAGACCACAATTAAAGACCGCATAAGTGGCGAGGTCTTGGTCTTTGCACCACTATCCAAGACACGAATTAACGCCTTGATTAAGGCTTACTCGAGGGCAGGTATCGAGGCCGTAATCGCTTAGCCGTAAAGTGGGGGAGAGGTCGAGAGGTCTCTCCCCTGCCTTATGTCTAAGGGAATCCCCTAGACATTCAACACCTACAGAAAGGCAAGACATGACAACAGAAACCGAGACACCTAAGAGCGTAGGGGCTTTAGCGTGGGCTTCCGATTCCGCCCCTACTTATTGCGAGGGAATCGAATCCCTCTATTCATGGTCGAGTAATTATCAAGGCATGACCCCATTCCGTAAGTTCTTAGACCTTGTCTCTTATAGTTCCGAGACTTATGGCTCACCTCTTGCAGATTGGGCAGACCCTAGCGACTGCCTCGGATACATGGAATTGAGCAAACTAGGCGAGGCCTTGGTCGAGTGGGCTAATCGCCCTCTTGATTGCGAGACTTGGGTCTCCGAGCTTCTATCCGTAGAAAGTGAGTTTGGTCTATGAAACTCAATAGAAGAGGCGAGATAGTTCTCGCCGTATCGCTTGGAATAAATGCCTTGATTCTATTGGCCTTGGCCATGTTCGCTTTGGATCACTTGAATTGGGTCGGTGATGGTTACTGCTTCAAGAGTTCCCTAGAGTGTTACTTTCCAGAAGAGGGGCGGTGATTAGATGCCAACTTTCCAAATGGAAGTGGTCACTCAGGTCTTGACCATAACTGCCGACAACATGGAACAGGCAGAAGAGAAATACGCTTCACACTTTGATTACAGCGAGCCTTGCCCATGCGGTGAAGGCGGTTGCGACTGCGTTGAAGACAGCGAAGATTGCTATCACATCACTACAGAATTGGGTGCAGAATGAAGATTCATACCAAGGCTAAGTGCCCCGAGTGTTCTCGGGTCTTTGATTTATTAGATGACACCGACTCGCAAGAGTGGGCTTATGGTCATGATTGCGAGGCATAGGCGTGGCTATGACTATTCATGCAGGTGACTGCACTACCGACTGCCCGATTTGCGTGGCAAATTGTGACTGCTCTAAATGTAGAGAGGGGGTGATTCAATGACAGTTCATAAGACTTGGGTCGTGATTTATTCAAGCGACCCTCTCGCAAACCATGACCTTGCCAAGAGATTGGAAGGCCTCGAGTGGTGGATTACTGACCGAGATAACGCTGAAGAAAGCAAGACAGCGACTCGAATGATTGACCTAACCCAACTAAAAGACTGATGACATGAAGGGCAGGGATTAAACCCCCTGCCTTTCGTGATGTTCGTCTTGGACATCAACCAACCTACAGAAAGAAAGATAAATGAAGATAAGCGATAGCAAGATTGAGATTATCGAGGCTGATAATTTCTCTATTGAAACTAAATACCGCATGACTATGAAGTATGAAGGCGAGACTTTCTATTGGAATGGATTCCTTGGAGAGTATGGAATGGAATGCACTTGGTTCGATTCTGAAGGTAAGAAGACTGGCACACCTGATTGGGCTGATGAAGTAGAAGAGTCACTAGATAAGACTTTCTTTGACATCTGCGAAGAGAAGACTGAAGAGGATAAGAGAAAGAGTGGCAGAACAGGTTGCGGATTCGAGGTAGAACAGGCACTCGTAAAAGAGCTTGAACTACAGGGATTCCCTAGTGATCTGATTCGTCAAGTCTTGGCGACTTATCCGATAGATAGAATCATCTTTGATTCGATTCTTAAAGAGGCTTCAATAAAGATTGACGAATTGCATAAGGCAGGTGTATCGAATGCCTAGATTCGTGATGATGGTTAATGAGGAATACTGCAACAAGTGGGGCTTTGATGCCGACAACCTCGAACACGCTAAGGAGTTAATCCGCCAAGTCGAAGAAGGCGAGATTGACTACGAGAGTCTGCCTAATTTCTACGATAAGAACTACTCGATAGAAACAACCTTTGATGAGATTGAAGAGGTGAAGTAATGCCTAAGTATCGAGTCACTCAAAAAGAAATAGTTCTGCACGAGTTATTTATCGAGGCAGAATCTGAATCCGAGGCACGAGAAATCGCTTGGGGTTTAGATGATGTTCAAGATTCAACCGAGGTGCAAGGTGCTGGCTGGGTTGAAATCGGCGAAGTAGAAGAGGTAGGTAGAAAGTGTGCCGAGTGTGACTGGGAATGTGCAGACCCTACTTTCTTTACTAAAGAGGGTGGCAAGTTCTATTGCTCACTACATAAAGGAATCTCATGGGGTGAGTTAGCAAACCTTAATCATTCGACCCAAGTCGAGAGGTTCGGGTTCTGTTCATGCGAAGAGC